GTACACGCCGTCATCCCGGAGTAGGTGCAACTTGTATTCCGAGTGCCAGCTGGTCACCGTACCCTTTGGCGCACCTATTAGGTCTGCCACCTCCTGGGCCGAGCGACCTGCGTTCATTGCCTTCATGGCCGCTGCCCTCTGCTCCTTTGTGTATGTCCTCATGCTTGTCTCCTAAGCCGCGCCCTCCGAGTTTACGGTAGGGGCTTACCGGCTAGTCCAAGTCCAGGTGTCCGACAGTATGTCATAGCGGGCCAAACCCGCGAATCGCATAATGTCAAGGACCTCATAGACTTTTGTCTCCGCCAACTTGGTATATCGTGCTATGCTCTCGACTGTCTTGTGCCTAGTCTTGAGCGCTTCGTACACGCACTCTGCCGGTGACAGGCGCACCACACTTTCCTTCGGTGTTACCTTCTCGAATACCATTAGGCACTCGTCCGTAGGCGGCGGGCAGCTGAACTCAGATGCCTCAATCTCGATGGTTATGCGGGCGCCGCATTGCACAAGCCGTTGCCATTCCCCAAGCAAGTGCGGGGTGACTTCCACTTTAGTGATATATCCTCTAATCATCGTTTCCTCCCGTGCGCCCTCGGCGTCACGCTTCGGCCCGCAAGCTTGCTGGGTGGCTCGCGGGCCGCGTGCCTGACGCTGAAGTCTTAGTCCTTGTCAGCTGCCTCAGCGGCTGCTCGTGCAATGGCCTTATTGCCGTCGGCGCCCGCTGCCTCAGCCGCGGTCTTGCCCGCTGCGGTGGCCTTCTTGCCGGGCTTGGTCGCGCCCTTGGCCGGCTTCTTGCCCGCCTTCGCGGCCTTCGCCTTCTTGGCGGCTTCATCTTTGGCCTTGGCGGCCGCCTTGTCGGCTTTCTCCTTGGCCTTCTGGGCCTTCTCCGCCTCTTTCGCCTTGCGGTTCTCCTCGCGCTCCAGGGCGAACTTTGACGGGGGCAGGGTCAGGACGTCGAGCGGTAGCTTGTAGTGTGCCGCGACCGCCTCGGTCACGAACTGGTCCCAGCTCTTCTCGGTGCCCTTGGTCTTGTTGAGGAGGGCGAGCCCCTTCTCGGTTGTCCTTGCGCTGTACACAAAGTGCTTGGTCGTCATCTGGTTTGCCTCCTGAGGCTGCCTTCCGAGTGGTTACGGTAAGGGCCTACGCCTCGCGATTGGTTGGTCTGCCCTATTCTTCCTCCGCTCCCTCCTCCTTGTCGCCTTTGGTGGCCTTGGCCGGCTTGCTCTCCTTGACCTGCGCCACCAGAAGCCTCGACAGCCGCTTGTAGCCCGCCTTGGAGAAGTGCTCCGCCATCCACGCGGCCACCGTCTTGACGGCGCCCTTGTCCAGTTTCTTGAGCGCCTTCTCGGCGTCCCTCGCCGCGGCGTCCATGCCGTCCACGATTGCCTGCTGCTCGGGCGTCCTTGTCTTTGCCATGATTGCCTCCTAAGCCGCGCCCTCCGAGTCTACGGTAGGGGCTTATCGGCTGGTGTTACTTCCTCCAGTTCCTCAGCCACCGGTCGACGACGCTGGCCACCTCGTTGCCGAGTTCCCAGTACGCAATTCTCTCGGGGTTGTCGTCGTCCTCGTCTTCGAAGTCGGGCATCGGCGGTAGGGCGTTGATTAGGTACACGTTGGCGTCCACGTAGTCGTGCAGTCGGCTGAAGCTCCGAACGTTCTTGGGCACTACCCCGTTGTCCATGTCTGCGTTGACGGCAGCCTTGACCGCAGCGACTGCCTCGTCGAGCGTGACGACCACCGACCTGCGCCTTGCCCACTCTGCCTTGAATGTGTCGAGCGCAATTTGTTCAGCGTCGAGCAGCCCGCGGCCGTCCTTTGCTCCTTCAAGATTTCCGATGCAGCTGTCTAAGTCGTCATTTGTAAGTTTCCTGATGTCCATCCTATGCCTCCTCGCCCCGGTTTCCCAGGACACCATCCACGATATGCCCAATTCCGCTGGAAGTAAAGCCGGCTGGCGGGAGTTGGCCAATATCGCAAGGCCCTCCAAGGTACGTCCACGTGCTCCAGGGTGCTCCGTTTGCACGTTTTCAATATCAGATATGAGAAAGGCCGCCGGTCGGACGACCAACGGCCCTTGTTCTTTGGAATACGCCCCACACGGCCCAGGGCGCGAATCCTGGAGTCCGGCGTCGCCGCAAGCAGGTTAGCACTCGCGGCCCCGCGGCGGGACGTTCTCTCGCGTTTGCCCCGCATTCGCTCTGGAGTTGACCTCCTTGACCAGCTTGTTGAGGTCGTGCTCCCACACCCGTATGACCCTCCAGCCCGAGGACTCGAGCAGCTTCGTCACCGTCGCGTCCCTGGCCCTGTTGGCCTCCAGCTTCTCCCGCCAGAACTCGGCGTTGCTGGACGGCACCTTGCAGTGCTCTGGGCACATGTGCCAGAGGCACCCGTCCAGGAACACCGCGACCATCTGCTCCGTGTGGGCGAAGTCCGGCTTTCCGTAGACGCCCTTTGGCTGGTACGTGAACCCGATGGCCTCCAGCGCCGGCTTGACCGCCAGCTCCATCGCGGTGCCGGAAGACTTGATGCTCGACATTATCCGCGACCTGGTGGCCTTGTCAACTGTGTCTGTCATGAAATACCCCTTTCAGGCTTCGGCGCAACTCCGATGAGAAAGTTGCGTCGGGCGTATTCAAATAGGCTGCTATTTTAGTATGTACACATGTATAGAGCCGTCATCAACTGAGTGCGCAAACCGGACTAGTCGGCGCCGAACAGCGTCCAGTCGGTCAGGGAGTCCTCGAACGGCAGCACCTTTCCGTTGCGGTACACCCAGAAGCCGGGGGTCCACTGCGGGAGAGTGGTTATGCCAGTCTTGAACAGGTACTCCTGCTTCGCCACGTCGAACATCCCGCCGAGGTCTATCCCCAGGAACCTTCCGCTGACGTCGTACTTGAAGCCGAAGTGGTGCCCGTGCCCGCACGCGATATTCTTGAGGTATATGCTGGCAGCCGCGGCCCCGACCTTCGCGCCGTCCCTCGAGAACGTCTTGGGGTGCTCCAGCCGCCACGAGTTTCCGAGCAGCATTGACGGCATGTCCGTCATGTGGAGCCTGCCGTTGCACTTGGAGCCGAACGCCGTCGCCGCGGCCTGGAGCATGTCCTGGCCGTGCAGCGCCTGCGGCAGCCTGTCCTCGTGGTTGCCGTAGCACCACCAGATGTCGTCGAATAGGCTGAGCAGGAGCCCCAGCGTCTTGAATATTATGCGCACGTCCATGTCGAGCCCGCCGCCCCTCTGCTCCTTCCGCATGTAGTGGCTAATCCAGCTCATGTCGGTGAAGTCGCCGACGATTGCCAGGTCCCTGACGCCGTAGTGCCGGCTGACCTTCAGCAGGCGCTTGAGCCACAGCTTGCTGAAGTACGGCGAGTGCCAGTCCGCCGTCAGCGCGCACGGACGGTCGGGAATTTGCATCAGCTCCTTCGAGTAGTCTGGCAGTATGTCCAGCAGGCCGTCCAGGGGCTTGACGTCCTTCAGGTGGTACGACGCGACCTGCTCGGACACGCCCACCATCTGCGCAATCTCCTTCGTAAGTATGCCCGCCTCCCTCAGCGCTACCAGTTCGGCCTCCCGCTCTTTCGGCCACGCACCCGTGCTCATTCGCGATTCCTCCTCATATACTCAGTCCAGGTATCAGCAGCTTCAGCCCTATCAGCCCCGCCAGGATGATGATGAGGGGCGTAATGACCCACTTGATGAGGGTCACCGCAAGGCCCTCGCTGCCCTGTATCTTGGCGACCGCTATGGCCGCGTTGGTGATTAGCTCCCTGAGCTTGGCCTGCTCCGCCACGACCTCGTCCTGCCGCTTCTTGTAGTCGTTCATGTGGTTGTTGAGCGTGGTGTCGAAGTTCTGGAAGTAGCCCTCGACGTTGTCAAGCCGGGTGCCCAGCTGCCCTATCTCGTCCTTGACAGCCTGCAGTTCAGCGCTCTCCAAGGCGCACCTCCTTCAGTAGTCCGCTAAGCCTGGCCTGCTCTATGGCGCTCGGCAGCGGCAAGACGCCCCTCGGGACCAGGGACCAGTTGACCAGCCTGAACGCCGTCACCACCGCCTCGGTGCAAACGAGTGCCGCGTCGTCGCGGTACGGAAGCTCTTCCGCGCTGAGCCTCCTCGGCGCCTGACCCGAGCGCACTATCCTCGCCTCCATTTCGGCGATGTCCCACGCCAGCCTCAGGTAGAGGGCCCAGTCGTACCTTGACCGGCCGTACTCGGTGAGCTCCTCGCAGGCCCGCCTCCTGGTCGCCAGGTCGAGGGTGCCTGCCCTGTAGAACCTGACGTCTTTGCCGGAGTACATCGAAAGGCGCCCGACCGACAGCCCCTTGCCTATCGACTCCAGGATGATGTAGTCGCCGTCCCTCTTCATCCACACCAGGAAGTGGTGGAAGCGGTCAGTGCGCGGGACGAACAGGTTGCGGCTGGCGAACCCAGCCGGCCCGCCTCCCCTGACTGCGCCTATGTCCGCCGGCTCAAGCTCAAGCCTGCTAATGCAGCTTTTGTCGATTATCATCTCTCGCAGTTCCTCAGGGCGTCCTGGTTCTCGATGTCGTCTGGCTCGACGTGGTTGTCGAGCACTATGGCAAGCTTGCGCCTGAGAAACCTTACCTCGTCCACCAGGGACTTTATGGTTGCCTCATGACGCGCGACTGTCGTCTCGGTCGACTCGCTGGTGTCCGGCGAGCTTGACACGTATCCGTAAGCCATTGCTTCCTCCGACCTAGGTCAACTTCACTAGCAGCAGCGGCGGGTTTATGGAGGGGGAGGGGACGCCGTAGAGGTTCAGGTTCTCGTTGCCCGTCGGCGCCACGCCGTCCACGTCGTTCTTGCTCCTGAGACCAAAATAAGTTATGCCCGTCTTGTTGATGGCCGCGATGCCGGTGGCGTTAAGGTGTATGACGTAGACCACGAGCCCCGGTTGCCACGGCGAAATAACAGCGTCCGACAGTCCGTAGCTGGCGGTCTGCCCATAGAGGGTGTTGTAGTCGGCCAGCTCCACCGGATGGTTGACCGAACCGGCGCCGCACAACTGGAGCTGAAACGACGTGTCGACTATCTGGCTCGCCGCAGCGGTCACCACGAGGTCGGCCGCTTCGACGGTGACGCCCGCCCCGAGCGTCGTTGTCGTGAACCCGATAAGTCCCCTGGCAATGTAGTACAACCCGCCGAAGAGCATCTGCCCAACACGGACAAGCCCCTCGCCGTTCTCCACGAGGTTACCTGCGACGGCTGTTCGGCAGGTAGCGTAGTTTGCGTCTGAGTTCTGCGCTTTGTCGAAGTACGACGTCTGCCTGCCTGCCATGAACACCCGGTACTGGTTTGCCATCCACAACTGCCACTGGGTCACCCAGTCGTCGTCGCCCTGGGTCCAGTCGTGGGTTATCTCCTCAATGTGGTACTTGTTTGCAATGCCGGCCAGGTTTGGCGCTCGATTGATGTTGAGCGTTATCAGCCTTGATATTCCAAGTCCAAGCACGAGCGGCCACAGGTTGCTTGGCGACGCCGCTGGCTTGACCACATGCTTGCTAGGGCGCAACGCCGAGTCCTTGTAGCGGTTGACCAGCACGACGGCCTGGGCGAAGGCGTCAGCGCCGTTGGCAATCTGGGAGTCGTTCCTCGTGATAGCCCGCGGACCCTGCTCAAGTTGGTAAGCGGCGTCGTACACCTTTTGGGTGCCGATTCCGTCGCCAATGATGTCAGCCTCATTGTAGGTGTATGAGTCGTCGTCTGTCATGCCTGGTTCGACAAATTTGGAGTCGGTGTCATCGTCATTGAAGGTGGCAGCCGACACGTTGAGGGGGGCGGTCGTCCTTGCGTTCGCGTCCTGGAATGTGTACTTGCCGTCCTCCGCCATGAAATGGTTTCCGTCCTCCGCCAAGACGACAGACTGCATGTGCTGCAGTATCTGGGTGCCCTCGGTCGGTGGAGTGTGCTCTATAACGTAGACAATGCCGTCGTCAATGTCTGTCTGCGCGCTTGGCCAGCCAAGTTCCAGCAGGCAGTCCCTGAGTCTCTGCCCGCTGAGTACGCTCGGGAACTTCTTCAGCCTGCCGCTTCTGCCGACCGTGTAGCTGTTGGCAAGGTTGTTGAGCATTGTCACTGTCAGCGTTGTGGCGTCGATTGCATCAATGTAGTTTACCTCGGAAGCGGCGGTGTCGTAGACTTTGATTGACTGGCCGACGACCAGGTTTGCCACCGTGTCGACTACTACGTCTTTTTGCCCGGATGACGCGGTTGCCGTCATGGATGGATTGGCCGCGCTGAGCTTGAATCTGGCGAGCGACTTGAAAAGGTCGACGCAGGATATCGTGGCGAGAGGGCACATTCCCGCCTCGCCGTCCGCAAATGGCGCGGGCGTGATGCTCTCTATGAGGCCGTAGAACACTGGGTATATGGTCCCGCCCCACAGCTTCCTGAAGCGGATGAGTGTCAGCGGCTTGACATACGGGTAGTACGCCCCGAGCGTGTTTGGCCGCCACCAGTTTCCGGATGAGTTTTTCAGCAGGAAGACGGCCTCGCCAGTCTCCACTTCCGCGAGCTCGTGGTTTCTCCCCCGTCGGGTGTGCGCGGACATGAATTCTTGCGTGACGTCCGTCCAGGTAGCGGCTGCGGGGTCGGTGAATATCGACTGGTTGAAGGCAATCTCAAGCGCGGCGGTTTGGATGGTCTCGTCGGCGCCGTAGAACGTTTCGCTGTCAATCGGAGTGATTACTGGATAATCACGTAATAGCTTGGTAACTATAACGGCCCTGTAGTGGTAGGAGCCCGCTATGCCGGTAACACTGGCAGAAAAACTTTGACCCTTGGTCTTTGTTTGACGGGCTGTAGTTGAGCCGTATGCAGTTGTTGGCCCATATTCGAAGTAGACAGAGCAGTTTGTTTCGCCCTCGTCTTCATTGACTAGCCCGTTTAATGTGGCTGTTGTGGCCCCCGGAATATACGTGGCAGCCTGTGTGGAGACAGCAGCGTTAACATACACGAGGCGGAGCCCGAGAAAGTCTGCATAGGCGCCTGACGGAATTCCACTGTCATATAGGCCAAGGCCGCACTCCACCCCGTCCAAGTCCGACTGAGTCCAGGCAAGTCCCGTGACCGGGTTCAGCAAATACAGCCACTCGTCCCACGTGTACTGCGGCCAGTTATTGATTTGCTGTTGCGCTGAGGTGTACAGGCTGCTGCCCTGATAAAAGGTTCTGCGGTAGTACTTTCCGGACGGGCTTGTTCCGTACTTGTACAAGCGGTACTTGACCTTAAGGGGGACCGCCGAACGCCATGGGGGCACTGTCCACAGGTACCTATCATCTAGCCATGACCCTAGCTCATTATTAACGGTATCTGAGTCACTTGCTGTACGAACGCCTAAGTAGTTGTTCACCGTTCCAGAATCAGGCCAGCTGGGCCTAAACAGCTGGTATAGCGGGCTAGACTTAGGCGTTAGGTCACTGTATTGTCCATTCCAAGTTAATGTCATATCCGACCCGTATACCCACCCTGTGGCGCCGTATACCTTGGCCCTGAAATGGTATGTGCCGGGCAGGGTTAGTCCTGTTGCGACTAAGCTAAAGCTGCCGGTGCCAAAGGAACCTGTTTCAGTTACGCTTGAACCATAAGCTGCTGTCGGCCCGTAGTCAAAGCCCCGCTCAGTTACGCCATCGCCCGCAAAGGTAATGTCACCAGTAAAGGTGGCCTGTGTCGCAGAATCCGCAACACCTTGTGTAGTTGATACTAACGGCGGCCCAAGCGTGTAGGTCAAGAGGTTCCAAGAATAGTCGGCAAGGGGAGTATCGTCCCACGTCGAAATGTTCATGTGGGTGCGGGTACCGCCAGCATAGACGTTCGTGTTCTGGTAGCGAACTGTAATGTACATGGTTCCAATGCCATTGCCGCCAGTATATTCGACATAGACTCTGATGTCTTGCGTCGTGGGGATTACGATTGGAGTTGTGTTGAAGGTGTAATAGACTAATGAGGTCGTCAAAGCGGAAGCGGCTATGGAACCCAGTGTGCCTAGCAAGACGTCCCCTGTCACGCTCCTTACCCTGACATAGACGGTCCCAGTGGGGGCCAACGCCGACCGCGACAGTTTCACTTGTATTGACGTAATAGTGCTGGCAGGAAAGCTGTTGAAGCGTTCGCCAAGACGGTGCGCGAATATGTCGCAAAGTTGCTGTGAATTGTTTTCTGTTGTCTGACTAATCGTTGTCATGGCTGTAGTCCAGTTGTGCCGCGCTGCTGCTTTATAAGCAGCCCCTTGTGCACGTCGTCGACCAGCTGCTTTTGTGCCACCACGCTGCCGGCTATGTTCTGAATTATGGTCACGCGTTCCTGGGTGTTTACCGTAGACGTCCTGACTGGCGCCGGGCTTGACCTTGACATTCCGTATATAGTCGCGCCGGCAATCGCCGTGCCGGCGGCCAGCATCGCCCAGCCAGCAGGACCGGAGAACGCCTGGGTCAGCACCTGCTGGACGCGGAGGGCCTTGAGGGCGCTGACCATCTTGCCGATGGCGTTGACGAAGTGAGCCGCGGAGCCGACCGCGGTCAGTATCCCGCCGGACATAGCCAGCATGTTTCCCACGCCCTTGACCGCCTCGTTGTTCGACGCCTGCATAGCCACGCCAAGCCCGAGCATGGTGGAACCGAGGTACGCGGTCCCCATCGACAGCTCCCTGATTGCCGCGTTGTTCTTCCTGAACTCGGTGCTGACCGTCCTCAGCTTCGGGGTCGCGTTGTCCTGCATCTCCAGCAGAATCTGGAGCGTTGTGTCGTCCATTCTAAAGCCTCATGGTCTCGCCCTGCTCGATTGTCGACTTGACGGCCGAGTAGAGCTGGATTGTGTTCACTAGTTCCTGCGGCATTGACTCGAGCTCCTCCATCGTCGGACGGCAGCCCATCTCGACCATCAGGGCCGCGTCTTTCGCCGCGTGAGGCAGAGGCCACCCGAGCTGGAGCGCCACGTAGATTCCCTCGGCTAGGGCTTTTCTCGCGTGGCGCCTGCGGGTAAAGGGACTTGGCTGTACAGCCTGTCCATCTCCGTCACCAGAGTCTTGTACTGCCGCTTCGTCACCTTGGTGTCCAGCGTGTCGTGGTCAACCGGGCCGAACGACCACTCCGTCACCTGGTTGAGTATGTACAGCTCGTTGATGTCGTCGTCGTGGGCGATGACCGCCTCGCGGTCGATGATGAACTCCGCCTTCGGGATGGTCTCCATCTTCTCGGCGTCCGTCAAGAGCATCTTCGCCTTTGACTCCGGCGTCTCCACCATGGTCATGTACTTGCGCAGCTCCGCCTCGTGCAGCCGAGCAGTCCTGCGGATGACCTCCCTGAACGCCAGGGCATAGTCGCCGTCGCCCAGGTCAATTCTTACCGTCTCTAGCCTCATCTAGCACCTCCTTCGCCTTGTGTGTCACAAATCCTGGCACGCCGGCCGGTTGGCAAGTACGATTTGCCTCGCCAAGAGTCCGACGCGTCCCGTTTCTCGTCCTACGCCGTTCCGATAGTGATGCCGTTGTCGCAGTGGAACTCGGCGTGCGCCTGGACGTAGTCGCCCACCTGGCTGACCACCTCGTAGACAGGCAGGTACGCGCTCCCCGAGAACTTGGGGTTGCCCACAGTCGTCCCCGAGGGGTAGTACTCGAAAGCCCTGGCCACCTTCGTCGTGAATATGGTGGTCAGGATTGTGTGCACGCCCGTTGTCGTCACCTGGTTGAACAGGAACTCGATGCTGAAGTGCACGATGTATATCGACGGCCCCGGCCTCTCGCCCACCGAGCCGTAGGTCGTGACGTCGTTCACCTTGAACTGGCCAGGCAGTCCGCGGGAACTCTTGATGTACGCGGACATGTCCTGGAGGGTCGAGCCGTCGTTCAGCTTGAAGACGGTCACCTTGGCGTCAAAGAACGTGTTCTGGTCAGCAACCATTGTGAAACCTCCTAGTAGTTTTCCATTTGCGTCATTGATATTGGCACCGTTATCGCCTGAAGGAACGGCTGGGTGTTCATCGGCTCGGTCAGGGCCATCGCCCCCCGGATGGCGACCACGTACCCCATCGTGCCCTCGCCCGCCCTCAGGAGCTCGACCACCCCGACGGCGTACCGGCACAGCTTGCGGTACCTGTTCTCCACGTTGTCGTCGCCGACGAAGACGAACACCGTTATGTTGTTTGTTGACATCAGGTTGGCCACGCGCTGCTCCCTGGGCTCGGTGCTCTCGCCCTGGAGCACAATCGCCGGCGCCTCCGGAAGGGACAGCGGCATGTTCCCTATGTAATATGTCTTGATGTCGTCGAGGAGCGTGTCCCCGTGCCTCGCGTTGAGCGCGGCCACCTTAGCGGCCATCTGCGCCTGCAGGTAGCTCGACAGGTCGTCGACGGCGTACTCCAGAAGCTCTATTGTCATGCCAGTCTCGCCTCCCTCGCCTTTGTGTAGACGTACTCGTGAATCATCTTCATCCACCGCATTCTGTCGTCCTCGGTCAGGTCGATGACCTTCCTCTGCGGCAGGTGTGTCTTCGGTGAGCCCCTCTGGTGGAACGTCGGGTACTGGGTCAGCGGCGACAGCTCCATCCTCATCGGCTCCAGGCTTGCGTACATCCCCTTCCCCAGGGCGAACTGCGACCACATCTGGTTGCTCAGCCTCAGGGTCGGCTGCCCCGGCGCTACCTTCGCCTTCCATGCAGCGTAGTTCGGGCTCAGCGGCGCCCACGGATTCCCCGACCTGGCGCCCTGGGAGTCGAACTGCTCGGCCTCAATCCTGTGGAAGTCCGCCTTAATTTCGCTCCACACCGGCCGGAAGTCGCGGACGGAGTCGCCGAACCGGCTCAGCTCCCTGGCCAGCACGACCTCCCCCAGCATGGTGAACGTGACTACCAGCACATTGCCCCCTGGGACGGCGTGGCAAGCCCTGCCGACTCCGCTCCTCGCTCGAATAGATTCATACTCGCCGGCCCTCCGTTGGGCGTT